GAGCCAGTCAGCGTGCTAGCAGTAGAGGCGCCGCTTGCTGCTGCGATTGTCGAAGCAGCGGACCCGCCCGCAGTGACAAACACCCGCTTCGGCCGCTTGGCGTAGATTTGCCAATAGTTCGAGTAGAGCGCTTTTACATCAGCAGCCGACAGCGCCCGAGAAGCCCAGATTCTGGCGCTAACTATGTCAACGTTGGCTGTCGGCGAATGCTCATCGCTAAGGATGCGCAACAGAGAAAACGCGCCGTCAGTCGCAGAGAAATAGTTTGTCGCGGCGTTAGAGGATGACTGAACGCCATCCACATACGTCGCTATTCCTCCGGCATTTACTGACCAAACCAGCAACGTCGGCGTGTCTAGCGGTAGCGGCCCCGTCGTCGTAGATATGTTGGTGGCTGGCCAACCAATAAAAACAAGCCCGTTGGACGCATCGGCGTCGATGTCCCAACCGCTGGTATTTGGTGAGCGTAGCGCGCCGTTTTCAACAACGCGCCGATACTGAGTTAGCGTCCCCCTTCGTACAAGATACGCCGCCAGAGTAAACGGCGGGACGCTGCCATATCGCGCATTATTGTTTGCGTAACGGACGTAATTTGTGCCGTCGCCGACTAATGCAGTTCCGGCTGCACTTGGCCGCAGACTTTGCGTGTCTACTGTCGCGCTTTGCGGCGTATTCAGTACATCGACAAACTTCCCCGCCTGCGCCTCAAATGCGGCAGTTAGCCCGCGTGCCAGCGGGTGCGAACGATCAATCCGCCGGACACCTTGCGGCTGTCTAGTCCACTTGTCGTCCAGCTCGATCATGGTCTGTCAGGCCGTGTCGAACTTGATGCCGGTGTAGGTGACTGCGTGATTGCCGCCAGTACTGTTGAGGTTGACGCCAGTGTTGTGGGTCACGAACAGGCCCCAATATTTCGGCATCTGCCCGAACAGGTCAGCCACCGAGAACGGGCCGAACGGATAGGCGCGGTCGCTGGTCGTCGCGTCGACGTTGATCTGGGCGCCAAGTCGCATGAAGCCGTCGCGCACACCTGCTGAGGTGATCGTCTCGGCCGAATCGGTGCCATCGATCACGTCGATGGCCGTCGTTCCCGCGGAGGTGTCAGAGCCCCACACATAGACCAGGATGAGCGTCGATGCGGTCGGGGTCGTGCCGACAGTGATCTTGCCTTGCACGAGCGCGTCGTCGTACTTGTTCGTCGTGTTGTCGACCTCGGTCGACTCACGGCCGGCCACCCACGTCGACGAAGTGGCAGTCGACGCGACGCTACATGTGATCGTCGTCGGGCTGCTGTAGCTGATGGTCGTCGTCGCCATGATTCAGCCCTTACGGCAGCTCGCGGGCCGCTTGAACGTCTGCGCCGCTCAGGTTGCCTTCGAAGCCGAGGACGTTGGCCGAGACTGTGCCGGTTTGCTCCAAGGCGCCCGACAGAATCTTTTCGCCTTCGGTGGCGCTGCGGATGCACGCGGTCAACACGTTGACGCCCGAGGCACCGCCCGGGGAAGTGTTGGCGCCGCCCACGCCAGTCGGCACGAGGATGACGGCATCGCGCAATCCGGCGCGCAACGTCGCTTTAGATGCGTTCAGCGTGTCACGACCCTGCAGCATCAGTTGCAGGTTCATCTGCTTAGTCTGCGCAGTGAGCAGCCATCCGATTTTGCGGGACAGCAGCGGGTCAGTGTCGGAGCCGCCGACAGCATCGTTCGGGGTGTAGTTAGCCCACGTTACAGCGTCGATGATGCCCGCCACTGGTGCGTCGGTGCGCCACACGGTAAACGCGGGGCTTGCCGTCTGGTTCAGGACTACCGCCAGGTCGGCATAGCCATCGCCGTTCTGCGGGTATGCAGCCCATGTCGGATTGCCGTCGATTGCAGCCTTGAGGGCCTGCTTTTGCGCAAGGGTGAGTGACATGTCGTTAGTCCTCGGAGACAACAGAGCCGGCCGCAAGCTGTGGAGTAACGCCGGAACCGCAAACAATGGTCGGGCTAATCGACCCCTTGTAGAGCAGCGTCCCAGCGCCAGACGAGTCGGTGCCAAGGCCCCAATGCGTCGCGGTGCCAGAACCGCCAGTGCCGGCCGGGAATGTCACGGCAGCATCGACGGAAACCGCATTGCCGGAGACTGTCCAGCCGGACGAACTGCGAGCCACTGCGACGCGGGCATAGCTAGTATATGCGATCTCATTCGTCGTTTGCGAACCGGCTTCGCCTGGGTCTGACGTGTGAAGCGAAAAGTACAGACTGCCAGCAGTCGTTGACCCGCGAACGCCAGTAGCATCGCCGAGGTTGGCAATGTTGGAGTTCTCGAAGATCAGCGACAGAAAGGCTGTCTCGAAAGCATTTGATTTGCTCATGTCGTGACCTCAGAAAGCCGCCACCCGTGCTTCGCGTAGTTCGCCACCTCGTCGGGGTGAACGTCTGCGGAGTACGGAGGCGGATTGGTGTCAGGAAGGCGCACCATTCGCACGGCGCGCGCCTCAGTTGGCGCGGGCGGGGTTTCCCCCAAGGCTTTCGCCTTCTCTGCCCGCATTTCCTTCGTGTAGGCCATTAGCCCAGGATCAGAGCGATGTGCTCAGACTGGACAGCCTTGAAGCCCCACGCGAGGTGGAGTTCCCAAGTCGTCATGCCGTACTGCGCGATCTGGACGAGCATGTAGGTCATGCCCATGCCGTCGCTGATGAGCTGCACTTGATGCAGCGGGTTCGCCGGCATCACCGGGGGACGCATGATCCCAACGATGGCGTTACGCTCGAACGCCATGTTCGGCGTGTAGGCAGCGCCAACGGTCACGGCGTCATTGTCGGCTTCGACAGCGCGCGAGCCCGGACGACCAATCACGAACGTGCCGCCAGTCAGCGCGGTGTTCACAACGTACTTGTCCGACGTGCCAGCGAATGTCACGATGTCGCCGGCCAGGATCGTGCCAGAGCCGGTGTCAACGATGATGCTGGTCGATCCAACGGCCAGCGCGCCGTTCAGCAGGTAGCTAGCGCCAGTGCCAATGGTGTGCGTAGCGATACCGGCCGACTCGCGCAGTTGGAAGCCGAACTGGCGCTGAAGGTTGCCGGTGCGACGCTCATCATCCGAGCCGGCCTGATAGACGTTCTGCAACACGCCCAGCTTGCGCAGATTCGCGCCGGCCGAGGTGTTCATCACCATCTGGAGGTCGGACAGTGGAGCGCCGTTGTCAGCCAGCACCTTACGAGCATCGACCATGAGGTCAAGCGTCGATGCAAAAGGCGTGGTGCCGGCAGTGCCGACAGCGCGCGAAGCGCCTTGCTTGATGGCGACGCAAGCGTCAACCTCGGCTTCGTTGCGCAGGGTACGCATGCCTTGCGCGACAAGCTGGCGAACCCACTCAGCAGAGTCGGCACCGTTGTCGAGCGAGCGCAGTTGCTCGCCGGTCAGATTCCAGTCAACCTTGCGGCTCTTGGTGATCTGCACGGCAACGCTGGTCGCGGTCGCGTCAGTGCCTGCGGTCGACGTGGCGGCCGGCGTGAAGTCAGACGCGGAGCGGGTCGGAGCGATGGGAACCGTAACGGTGTCGCCCTTGGCGACCTGCTTGTCGTCAAACGACATATTGATCGACGAGACGACGCCGAAGGGCTCGTTGGAAACTTCTTGCGCAGCCGAGAACAGAACGGGGGCGAGTGCGGTCAGGGTGTTGGCCATGATGGCAACCTTTCAGAAATGAAAAAGGCCGCTCAATGGCGGCCGGGCGGGTGGAGAGGAGAAACGAGAGTCAGACGATGCGGTAACCCTCAGCCATGCGCGCGGCCTTTGCCTTTGCGGGCAAGGCGTTGAACGCGGCTTCGGTCATCGTTTTTGAGCCGCCACCACTGGAACCAGTGGCGCCGCTGCCGGTTGTCCCGGTGGGCTCGAAAGCGCGGCCAAAGACATCGGACTGGCGCATCTCGCTGACCAAATCCGCAATCGAGAGAAAGTCGCCTTTGCCATTCACGCGGGGGTTTCCCGCTTGATCGACGACGCGTGCGACGAATTCGCCATCTTCTTCGACTACCTTTACCTGAGCGCGGACATGCGGCAGCAGCAGGGCGGGAACACCCTTTGCAGCAGCAATGGCCGATGTTGCGTCAGCGTCCACGATGCGCCCATGAATGGCGCGCGTGAGCGCATCAATGCGTCCGTCCTTCTTGCCGAGTTCGGCCTGATGAGCGGTGAGCATCTGAGCGCGCAGCTTGTCGAACTCGCCGCCCTTCATGGCCTTCTCTTCCTCGGTCCTTTGATGGGACTCCAGAAGCGACTGAATCTCTTCAGGCGTCTTGCCAAGGTCCGCCCATGCTTTCGCCTGGCGCGACGCATCACGCGCGGCCTTGCGCTCTTTCTCAAGGGCTGACTTCAGGTTCGCGGGGTCTTCGTAGCCGTCAACGTCAAGTCGAAACTTGCCGTCAGACTGCACGTAGTTCGCGCGGAGGGGTTCGGGTACGGTGTCGAGGTTGTCGACGATCAGGGGCAATGGCATGGGTTGGCCTTCGTCTCGAAGGTTCGGTTTGTGCGCATCTCGCGCGGGGGATGGCTCGCCTGCATCGCGCGAGCGGGCCGGAAACGAAAAAGCCGCCTCGATGGGCGGCTTTTGGTGTTGGGTGCGGGCTAGGCTAGAACTACGCGCTCGCCCTTGCTAAAGCATCCGGCGCACAGCGTCTGCGGAGTGCCGCCTCGCGCCTTTCCGTTCACGTACATCACGCCGATTTTCGTCGTGATCGTCTCGCGGCTTGCGCACCTCGGACACTGTAGCAGCGCAGCGGGTCGCGGATCAGTCGCGCGGGCTCGCTTGCGTGGCGTCGTCTTGACGAGGTGGAGAGGCACGGCGCGAATCATACGCCGGTCACTGCGCGCCGGCATCCCTACTTAGTGGGCCTCCGCTGCATCAATTCCTCGATTGACAGATATCGGCCCTTGTCGCTGTAGAACTCGTCTAGCGGCATGCCCTTACGGAACAGGCCGGCGCGAACCGGGCCTAGAACCTCGTCCTGTCGCCCTGCGCTCTGCTTCTTCAGCCACTGGCCGAACGTCTGCTCTGCCGGGACTGTGCCGTCCATACTGGCCCGCTCTGTCGGCGTCATCTCGTCCATGTTCACGCCGAGTTCGCGCCATGACTTCGTGATCGGCACCGCCACGCTACGGCAGTTGAAGTGCGCGCGACCTGGCCCGCCGAGCCACGGGAACCCATGCCCTATCGGCTTGTATGGGCTCTTTGGCGTGTATAGCTTGCCGTCACGAGGTCGACAGATTGGCGATGTCCTCGTGTCGAGCGTAGCGGTCCAAGACTGCGCTTTGATGAGGTCGGAATTCACTTCCATCATCCGGTCGCGCACCGTGCCTGCCGTGTGGCTGACTGCCGTCCTGACGATTGTCTCGGCGTGCCTGCGGTCCAGTTCAATGATGCCGTCCGAGTAGCCCTTCGCCCTCGTGCCGATGACCCTGCGGACAATCTGCGGGATCGTCTCTTGCTCGACGTAGCCAATGCGCACAGCGTCGCGGATTCGCGCGGCCTTGTCCGCCTCTAGGCTCTGCGCCCACTCACGCAGTAGCCGGCCCTGAAACGGGCGAGCCATCGCGGCTGCGTAGACCTGCGCCACCTCAACCTGAGCGACGCCCACTGTAGCGATGACCTGCGGCGGGATCGCCGCGCGGAACAGCTCTAGCTGATACGTCGCCTCGGCCTCTGCTAGCCGGAGCATCTCCGCAGGCAGTTCGCGCCCTAGCTGTTGGTACGCCTGTGCTAACAGTTGCCGAACAGAGCCTAGCAGCGAATCGAGCCGCTCCACAGAGAACGACTCAGGCGGCATCGTGTCCAGCGCCTGAAGCAGCGCGCTACTGATGTCCGCATCGGCGCGATTCAGCACTGCGAGCATCCTGCGCACGACGCCGTTCGCGTATTGGTGCAGGTCTACAGCGCGATCAATCGCAGCGTCTGCTAGTCGTTCATTGACTGATGGCATAGCGCCTCGCCATCTTTACACTTGTTACCGTACAAATATGCTTGACTGCTGGCTACTTCGTGCCGTACATTAACACCACTGCACCAAACAACCCGGAGAAACGAAATGCAAACCTTCCAAGTCGGCCGCACCTACACCACACGCAGCATCTGCGACCACGACTGCATCATCCGCGTGACCGTTGCCAAGCGCACCGCCAAGACCATCACGACAGAAGCCGGGAAGACCCTGCGCGTCGGGATCGACTACACGGGCGCCGAGTACGTCAAGCCGTGGGGCTCGTACAGCATGGCCCCGATGGTCTGCGCTAACTAAATCAACCAGCCCCGCAAGGGGCTACACCGGAGCCCGCCATGCTGACCATTCAAGAATTCTCGACCTCGATTGCCAACGGCAAAAAGTACATCACGACGATCTATCGCGGCAGCGAATACACGCTTGTTCAAGGTGCTTTCGGCTGGACGATCTGGACGCGCCGCATCGGCTACGGCGGCAGCACTCACGCAGGCTCTGCGAAGCGATTCGACACGCTGGCCGACGTTGCCAAGTCCTGCAAGGCGTTTGGCGCCGCCGAGCAGATCATCACCCTTGCTTATGGAGCCTGAATGACCGAAACGAAACGCATGGGGCGCCCACCCCTTCCCGATGGTCTCGCCAAGACTGCCCGCGTCGAGCTTCGATTGCTGCCGGCCCTCAAAGCCGCATGGCAAGCCAAAGCAGACGCGGAAGGCTTGACGCTGCAAGCGTGGATCGAAAAGAAATGCGGCAAAACGCCGCTTAAGCAACAGGAGCAAAAATGACGCAATGGCAATTCAAGCCGCCCGGCGTCCTAATCACTGCCGGAACTCCGGGACACAATGAGCACGGCGTACCGCTGCACGCTTGCGCAGGACACCGGCACGACGAGCACTATTGGCTGTGGGTCAGAGCCAAGATCGACAACGCAAAGAAACCGGAGCAAACATGAGAGACGAATGGGATCAGAAGTACCTGCCCGTTGAGCGGGTCATCGAGCTACTGCGGCAACTTCCCGCCGGATCGTGGGTTTATCCAAACTCCGTTGGCAATCTTCGCTTCACGTCTCCGAACTTTGAAGACGAACTAGGGTTTGTCGATTTCCTGCTAGCCGGAGAAGTCAATTTCTACTCTACCTAAGCAGCATCCAAGCAAGTAGAGCCGCCCGGTTTCGCTTGTCGGTCGCCTTGGCCTGCTCTTTGGCCTTATCGATCACTGATTCTGCAATCTCTACGGCCAAAGCGTCGCGCGCTGCGACTGCCTGAGCCAGTTCTTGGCGCAGCGCCTGAGATTCAAGCCCGGCCTGCTGCCTTTGCTGTTCGGCAAGCCGGGAGACTTCTTCAAGGTCGACGGCCGAGACTTCCGGCAGCGCCTGCGTTAGTTTGCGTACCGGCTGACGAACAACCGCCGGCCTGACTGCGGTCGCTACACCCCCGCCAGATCCGCCTTCGTCTTCTTCCTCAGCGAGCGAGCCGCCGAACCATGCGCCCGGCCACTGGCCTAGCCATCGGCCTTGCGCGCCCATAGCTAGTCACCGTCGACTGCGTTGATCGTTCTGTTCCCGGCGCTGTAGGTGCCGTCAATGCGCACCGTGGCGCCATCCAAGCCGATGAACTGCGGATTCGCACCTTCCAGCCCCGTGGCCGCACCAGCAGCGTGCGCCGCGAGAATTCGCAGGATCTGCGCAGCGGTGAAGCCTGATTCGATGATCTCGGCCCAGGGGTTCGAGCCGCTTCCGGCGTCGTTCAACTTCTCGCCCATCGTGCCGGCGCCGTTGTTTGCTGCGGCCAGCGCAGCCCATACGGCTTGGCCGACGTTTGAAGTTGTCAGGCCCGTTCCGGTCACGAGCAGGTCTGCAGTCAGTTCGCCGGTCCCGGTCAGCGTGGCTTCCACCGTTCCGAGGCCCGCAAGCGCTGCGATCAGTTCGCCGAGCCCTGACGCCTGAGCGTCTGAGATTCCGCCGGAGCCGCCGATGTCGGCCAGCGCCTGAAGAAACGCCTTCAGGTCGCTTTCGCTGATGCCGCCGTCGCCTGCGATGTCGGCCAGAAGTTGCACGATCAGCCCGCCGACAGCCTCAAGCGAGCCGGAGCCCGTCAGCGCCGCCTGCGCCAGCTTCACGGACCACGCATCGGCCCCTGAGACGCTGCCCTCTCCGGTCAGCGAGTTCCGCGCAGCCAGCGCCCCAGGCTTCTGCGGCATCATCCAGGCACTCGGGTGCCGGTTGCCGGAAGGCTTCGACACGAGGCCGCTTGTGATGCCCTCTCCGGCCGTGATGTTGCGCGCGGCGCCGGTGCGGGCGAAGTTCGCCAGGCGCGCGGACGGATAGGCGTTGTTGATCACCGTGGCGCCTTGGATCTGAAAGACCCCGGTCGCCCCGATATACCCGTTCGCCAGGATGCCCACTTTACCCGCCGTAGCCGTAGTCGAAGTCGACGTTGACCGTACCGCCCGACGTGGTGGCGCCAGTCTGGAACAGCAGGAACTGAATATTGGCGCCGTCCGGGATCTTGCGCATCGAAGGCAGCGCGTTGACGAAATCGGCCTTGCAGTACAGACCCGTCGCCGGGACTGGAATCATCCACAGCGGCTTGCACAGCCCGATGATGCAAGCGCCCGAAGCGTGCGCAGTGCCTGCCCAGACGAGCGACACGATGTCGGAAACGCCTGTATCACCTGCTGCCAGCGGGAGAAACGGGTTGTATTTGTTCGCCGCTGCGCCAGTGTTCAGCAGTTGGCCGATGCCCATGCTTGCGGTCGACGTGAAGGTAGTCGTCGCGCCAGCGCCGCCGCCAGTGTCCAAGTAGTTGACGATGCACGTCGGCGCGTTGGCACCCATCGCCGTGTCAGCCGCGACGAACATCCGAAGGCCCTGCCCGTTGGCGTAGCGGTCACCTTTGCTGCCGCTCGATCCGAGCGCCGTCATGGTCACGGTCTTGGTGCCGGTCGTGCTGACGTTCGTCCCCGACAGCGGCACAAAGCCCACGAGGTCGATTGCCATGATGTACCACGGCGCACCCGCAGCGGCCACGCACGCAGCGCCGCCGGAAAGGAAATGCTTTGTGGCTGGCGACACATCGCCGCCCGTGTAGATCGTGCCCTCGGACCATGTGTCATCGGTCGGGACGTAGGTCAGGTCCGTGCCGGTGAATGTGGCCGCAGGCGGGTAGCCGGCATGCCCAGCGAGAAGCGTCCAGGCGCCCGCAGTGCCAGCACTTGAAAGCGTCTTGGTCGTGACGACGGTATCGCCCTTGCCGTTGGTCGTCAGTTGGTTGATGAGGTCATCTTGACTGGTCCAGCCCATCGCTTATCCCCAAACTATTTCAAGTGCGCCGGCCAGGATTGACGAGGCGAGCGAGCCCGCATATCCAGAAGCAAGCAGGCCGAGCACCGCGCCGTCGATCACGCGCGGGGCGCCGGCTTGGTGAATGATTGACGCGAGTTCCGTACACGCGCCGTAGCTCTCAAGGTTCCCGCTCGTGGTCCTTCTGGATTCCTGAGACACCACCGACTTGAGCAACGGCTTGACGATCACAAGGCACATCAGCCCGCCGCCGGCCGCGCTCATGGTCACGCTCTCGATCGAACGGACCCCGGTGTCTCCGGCTTGCAGGTAGCAAAACGGGTTGTACGAAGCGCCAGCACCCGATGCGCTCACCACCTGCCCGCCGCCAGCCACTGCGAAGGTGAAGTTGTTCTGAGATACCCGGCCGGCCACGCCGTCCTGATTCGTGTAGGTGAAGGTGAACTGACCGACCGTCGATGCCGCAGACTGCGAAACCGCCACGACCTTCCCGCCTGTGTAGCGCGGCATGGTCACTGTGTTGTCGAAAACCTGTTCTTCGCCGATAGCGTCGGTGTCGATGAACGGGTAGTAAAGCAGGTAGTCGCACAGCGCGACCTCTTGCCGGCCGTTGGCTGTTGACGCCGCAGCGCTGGCCGCCGACATCAGTAGCAGATTCTTGAGGTGCTTCGTTGCCGGGGCGACATTTCCACCTGTGTAGATGCCTTTGTCGGCCTCGATCAGTGCCGCAGCGAGTGGCGTGCTTGCGTAGAAGTTGGCAACCGGCGAGCCAGCAAAATAGGTGTAGTCCGTCCAGGCGTTTGTCGTCGTCGCCGCACTGGCGACAGTCTTGCGAAACGAGCTGACCCAGACTTGCCCGGCCTCGTCGGCCGCAACATAGTCGGAGACGGACGCGAATCCCATTCAGACACTCCGGCCCGTTAGGGCGGCGGCGATCTGCCACCACTTGACGGTAGCGCGATCCTTGAAGTTTAGCCCGCCTTCGCCGGCAAGGATCGACTTGCGCGGGGCAATGATCGCGTGGCCGCATTCCTGCTTACAGGGCCGCTCGACGATCGGCTCTGCGCCTTCGACGATGGTCACCTTTACTGCACGCTTGCAGTCGTCGCAAAAGTACAGAGGCGGCCCGATCTTGGCGTCTAGCGCCTTTTCAAGCGGGCTGCGCTGGTCAGGCATCAGGCTTCCGCGTCGGTGACGATCACAAACCGCACCGCCTCTATGGCCTCTTCAATGACGCTCTGCGCGTTGAAGTTCGGCGCCGTGTCGTGCAATTCCTGCAGAGTCAGCAGAGCTTGAGTGCGCCATTCTTCCGGGGACTTTTTGATCGACATTACGCCTCCGTGATGGTCAGCGCGCCTGCCGCAAACTGCGGCGTGATGCCGGACGACACGGCGAGCGGGGAATTCAGCGCGCCATAGTGCCAGACGGCAGTCGCACCAGAAGACGCAACGCCCGTCGAGACGTGGGTCAGCGTTGCGCCCGATGCGCCGCACTGCGGGAAACTGATGGTGGCCGCGTTCTCAGTGGCTCCACCGCTGGCCGCAGACCACCCGGTAGAACGCGCGACAGCCTGCCGGGCGTAGTCGGTGTAAGCCGTCTCATTCTCGGCTTGGCTGTTCGTGCCGGCCGTAAGGTTGCCAGTGTGCAGGCCAACATGGGTGTTGGTCAGCGGGCTCGATGCCGCGTTGTCTGCCACGTTGGCCCATGCCGTTGCCCGGTACATGAGATTCACGACGGAATTGCAGGTTGCGGTACTTTTTGGCATGGGATCACTCCATCACTGCGCCGGTCAGGTTGCCGGCTGCGTCCTCGATAAAGCGGACGTTCCCGCCCTTCTCTACCGTGACGGCTACGTTCGGTGGCGCCACATTGACAACTGGCGCGGCTTGTTCGGGCATATTCACGGTCACAGTAGCGGGTGCCACGTTGACCGCAGGCATCGTGATTTCTGGCGTGTTCACGGTCACCGGGGCTTGATTCACGGTCACGCTCGGGGCTTG